GCCGTCAGCGTATACGATACAGTTTATGCCCTTGTCAAGAAAGTCCTTTGTGGCAAGGTCGATAGCCTCGTTAAGCGTCATAGAGCCTGTTCCCATTGCAAGCTGTACCCTGTTCAAAGTCTGCCTGTAAATATCGTCTGTCATTCGCAGAGCGGCTGTTTCAGCGGTCTTTTCAAGGGTGGTGACGTCTTCCATAAGCTTTGCCATTTTCTTTTCGTTCACGCCAAAGAAATGCTTGTCGGGGATAGGTGTTATAGGCTCGTCAGAAAGATCCTGGGCGCTCCTTTGTGCCTGCTGCTGACCCTCTTGAAACTGCTCCGTCATAAGCTGTCTTGTCTGATCGTCGATAACGTCAACGTACTCGTTCATAATGTCGAGGTTTTCACGGCGGAAGTTCTCCATATTTTTCAGTTTCTCAGCCTGCCAAGCAGACCATTCAAAGCCGTAACGCTGCTCCTCCGCCTTGTGCCTTTTGAGATTGCGTTTCAGTGAAGATATGAGCCTTAGCTCTATCTCCTCAAATATCTTTGCGATGTCTTTGAAGCTGAGAATACCGACCACCTCCAAGTAGTTGATAGCAACAGGGGTTAAACAAATTCAAATGTACGAAAACTATAATGCCCCGTCCGGGCGAGGACCAAACTCGTCACCTACCGCAGTAGGCTCACCCTCTGTAAGCCCCTTTTCCTGCATTATCCGCTTGACCTCTGCGGCTTTCCAATCGTCCTCTTTTGAACTGCCCCACAGTTCCTCCACCTGCGTTTCAACTGACATAATACCATACGTGCTTGCTTTGCCCACAGTTTCAACTCTGCTGTCAAAGTCAGGCGCACCATACTCACCGAAGTCAACTGTCACCTCATAAGTTTCAGGGGCTTTGCCCTGCATATTGTCATAGGTCATAAGCACCGCAGAAACAAGCTGTGGCAGAGCCTTTTCAAGAGCCGTTGTGATAGTGTTTCGGGTGTTGCCTGTGACGTCTTTCTTCTCTCGTTGAGCGTCCGCACTTGACATCTTACCCACATCTATGCCCAGCGTGGCAGGAGATACAAGCCCTTGCAGACACATAAGCAAGCAATTTGTATAGCTTGCCACAAACGCTTCATACTTGATATCAGGCTGAACTACTTCTATCTTAGGCGCTGCACCCTCTGCCGAAAGCGGTGGGTCAATGCTTATGTAACTGTTGCCAAACTGGTTAGGCGCTTTAAGCTTACCGCTTGCAGGATCTCTAGGTATCATGCTTTCGGGGATATACTGCTTTACCCTGCCTGCTCTGATAGCGTCCCACCATTGTGAGATCACCTCGTCTAAAGCGTCAAAGCAATCAGACTTACCGCCGTCAAAAATGCTCTTGCCCCTGTTCGGATACTTTCGTGATGAAAAGAATTTCAGCGGCACAGCCATTATATACTCGCCCTCAAACTCAGTTCGTGGCGGTATCTGTGCAAGACAAGGCACGTTGTCCAAGCCGACCTCGTGACCGTTATCGTCATACAGACGGCTTTCTATATATCCCTTGCCATAATGCTCTTCAAGGTGAAATCTCTTTGAGCCTGCATAATGCACAGAATGAAAAATGACCTCGTTCAGCAGACCTCGTACAAAGTTATACTCCACTTTGTCAGCACCGATAAACTCGACTATTGGCGTATCGGAAAGCTCAGTATCGACAGATATCTTGAAAGCTCCGTCGCCGTCAACAAGTGCGGTAACTATCGCCTTGCCTGTCAGCTCTGTGAAGTCTATATGCTCGGAAATATTATCAAAGTCAGCCTTTGCTTTGTCCCCTGTGACCTTGATATCGTCCATATCAGAATAGACAATGTATGAAAGCGTATCGGCGATTATTGCAGGCAGACCGCTATGTATCTTGCGTATCTTTTCATTCTCAGGGACGCTGCTCCAGAATGAATTTGTGCCTAAGTTAAGCTGACCAAAGAACTGTGAAAGCTCTGCGGCGTCACCACGATACCAAAGCTGTGACCTTATCACATCTGTCATAAAACCTGTTTTCTCTGTGATAGTTATGCTGTATTCGGGTGCAGGCTGGATATCAAGCCAGTTTCTTATCATATTTTTCACCTTGCTTCCTATGCTGAATTTAGTCAATCTTCACACTTCCTATCTTGTCACGATACGGCAGCCAGGCATACTGACAGGAATTGATAAGGTGGTCGTTGCCGTCCTCCGGCTCAGCCTTATCCTCTTTCCAACTGTATATGTTAAGCTCGCCTGCGTACTCCTTGCAATGCTCAAGGATATAAAAATCACCTGCCGCCAGCCAAGCTGACTGCAAGTGTATTCGGTCGATTATTTTCGTTTTCTTGAATGCTGGGATAAAGTTATATATGCTGCCTGTGAGCCGTCCAAACTTCTGACATTCAAGTATGGTCGCCTGATCTGCGCTGTCGATATACACATCTCGTGCAAAGCCCCACGTTCTGCGGTTTTTCTCCAAGAACGCCGTGAATATTTTCGGTATGTCAGAGGGTGTGAGAGGCACTTGTCTGTCACGATTGTTATACACTTCCTCGTCAAGAGTAACGCACTTTCTGCCAGCTGTTATGCCCACAAAGGTGAACGCTATGGTATCAGGTGAGGATTGGGAGTAAGCGGTGTCAAGTCCGGCTGAGAAGTACACATAATTGAAAGCTTTCGCCTGCTCTGCTGTCAAGATATTTCGCTTTTGCAGGTCAAACACAAGCCCTGTTGCACGTCCTCTCAGACCGAGTATCTTGTTCTTATACAGCTTTGTGCCTTTCGGAGCGGCAGCCATTTTCCGTTTGATATCCTCATCAGTAAGTGAAAGATTATCACGAAAAGTAAAGAACCAATACCGCCAATTGGGTACAGGTTCTTCTGTAAGCTCTTTCATTATCTCCGCAGGCACGTCACAGGCGTATTTCTGATACGGACGTGAGCGGTTGACAAACTCTTTGTACACAGGTAGCGAGGGGTCGTCAGGGTTAAGGGTCGCCATAAGGTAATCGTTACGGGTTGACATCTCACGGACAAACTCGATATCAGCGGTGTTTATCTCGTCGATATAAACGCAGCCGAACTGAGCGCCCAGCACCATTTCCCACTTATCCTTGTTGTCATATCCCAAAACGTAGATTATCTTGCTCTCGAACTTGATATGCGGCAGTTTGTAGTCCTTATCACCGTTGCCGAAGTACCGAGCATTGGTGTGAAGGTCAAGAATGCCGTTATCCTGCTGAATGATAGTTTCCTCAGCCTTTCCCGTAGTCTTAGCGGCAATGACGTGAAGCTTTTTCCTACTTGCCGACACCATACGCATGAACTTTATGCCTGCGCCCACAGTTGTTTTGCCGCTTGCGGTAGTTCCCTCAAGGAAGTCCGCAGACACGCCCCGAACGCTGTTGATGAAGTCCATATACTTCTGCGACAGGGGAAACTTACTCGTCAAGCCCCTCACCGCCTATCTGAGCGAAAACGTCTGAAAGCTTTTCAGAAGTCTTGACCTCCGCCTGTATCTTAGCCACATACTCTCCTGTCATTTTATTGAGGGTATCGACGGCTCTGATACGGTCAGCAGGGTCATTCTTGCCGTCCTTAGCGATATCAGACAAGAGTGCCTGCCTCTCCTTTGCGGTCATTATACGCTCGTCCTGAGCTTTCTCGGACAGCACACGGATATACTCCGCAACACTAGGATTATCTAGGATTTTGCAGGCGTCAGCTTTCGCATACTTCTCGCTGTATCCTGCCTTTATAGCACTCTGAACGGTGTTGCCGCTCTGAGCATAGTATTCTGCAAATTTCTTTTGCCGTGCTGTCATGAGAGGCACCGTCCTTTCTTTAGGGTATGAAAAAAGCCCCGATTTAGTGGGGCTTTGAACACTCAATATTATTAATTTTATTGGTTATATTTCGATCTATCCAAAACAACTTTTAAATCGCCAAAAATAACCGTGGTTCCGTTATTATATATTTTTGCAATGCCACATATAGCATTTGTATCTCTTCTATACAAACCCTCAGGGTCATAGTAATCCGTAGTTTCAAAAAATCTGACTATATAAGGGTCTTCATTATATTTATTCTTCATATAATTTATCATTTTGTCATAACAAAATTGATATTTTATCGAATAAAATATATTATTCTGTTGAACTTCTTGAAGGGTTAATGTATCATCAAAATCATCTACAATGCTAACCTCTTGGGCATATTTATAGCCTTCTTTATGAATTTGACTATCTAACTGCGTTATAGTTTCATTGCGTAATCCTTCCACTAATTCTTCAAGTGCTGTTTTGTTGAAGTTTGATTCTGCTAATAAATAATCTTTAAACATTCCTTTTAGCTGATCTTCGCAATTACAACATATGCAATTTCCATTCTCAAATCCATCATAAAATATTCGGCTTTTTGCCTGTTGTCCACATAAAAAACATTTTGTAGTAAGTTTATTGCTTTGATGTTCCTCCATTTTAAACGGTTTATTACCATTAAATTTGACTACCAAGTACAATCACTCCTCATAATAATATTTCTTAAATAATATCACTAATCAGAGCGAAAATCAACGAAATGCACCGAATTTCTATTTACTGCATAAAACACAATTGTATTTTTTATGCAGTATATCAAGAGTTCGACATTTATGAACTTTTTGCGACGCAACGCAAAAGCGACCGCAAAATGCAGCCGCCCTTGTGAAAATATTTTAAGGAGTTAAGTAAATGTTGGAGCAGATGTTGAGCTGGCTCGCTCTCGACCTGCATAAGCCCCTTACGGGGCTTAGAAAATTGGAGGTGACTTCAATGAAAGTACAAGTCTGAGGTACATCTACACTTTCCTCAGTTTAAATTATAACATAGGTAAAACGCACAAACCGCACAACTTTCACTTTTCTTGCAAATATCTTTGAATTTTCATTCGCACTCCGCTCTCTGACATTCTCCCACCACTAACCTGCATAGCTATCTGCAAGTACGTCTTACCCTTGATGAATTTCAGCACGAACATTCGCCGTGTCTGATAGTCCTCTATCCCCTTGATAAACTCCTCCACAGACCTCTGCTCACGCTCTAGTCGAGCCTGCTCGCACAGCAGTGAAAGTGTATCACCGCTTGGTAGAAAGCCGTCTATGCGTGTGCTGTGTGGCGTGTAGGACGGCGGAGTGCATACGCTGATACTGTCGGCAACGTACTTGCCCGAAAGCTCCGCCTTGATGTCCTCAATGGCTGAGGCGTTCCTGCGGTAGGCTTTCAGGCGTGACATGGTCATAGGGTCGTTTCTTTCCATAGGCTCTCTCCTCTCTTATTCCCAGCACAACATACCCATTCTTTATTCCCCAGCCGTTGAGGATATATGTTATCTTGTATGTATGTTCTGATATCTCATGTTTTGCGTGTTCTCTTACTGTGCCGTCTGAGCTACGATAAGACGTTCCGTCAGTCGGTATAAATCTTATCAGATCTCCTGTCTGAAAACCTCTGTCATTCTTTCTGACTTCGAAAGTTTTCTCACCGCTCAGAACAGCGTCACAAAAGTCTATGCTAAGTTTCAGATTATGTGTTTTCATTTTTACCCCTCCTATAAACTCATCTGACTATCATCATAGTCAACTTTCTTCGTTGTCAGTCTGCCGTTATAATCAGGGTAGCTGTTCAACCTTTTGTACCTTTCGCTAGTCTTGTCAGCCATAAAGCGATTGTCCTGTTCAGGCGGCGTTGGCAGGTAATACTCCTGTGGGATTTCCAAATCGTTAGCCGTGCAGATATCCAGAATGTATCGCTTGTATGCCAGAACGTGGTTTCTGCACAAATTGGCATTACAGCCGTCAGGCCATGACGGGTCACTGCAGCCATGCTCGATAATGGACTTGTACCGCTCTATCGACTTCACGAGTTCTGCCGAATACTGTTTTAACATTTCTTCGGGCGTTTTGTCCTTTGCCATATTATCCCTCCTCACACCTCAACTCTTCCAGCCTACAATACACCAACGTATTGCCGCAAGTCTTGTCAGCGATCTCCGCCTGATAAAAGAACTGACCTGTCTTACTGCTCTTGCGGATAATGCACCCTGTCAGCTCGTAGCAGTCAGAGCCGTTGTAGCTCACCCTGCGTCCGAGACTCTTCTTTACTTCATGTATCGTCATAGCTCCTCTATCCTCACATAAATGCCAGGTATGTCCGCCCAGAACTTCTCGCATATCTCACTTGCCACAAGCTGGTCGTCTGTCCAAAAGCCGCATAGTGTCATGCAGTCCTTGAACATCTTCTGCAGGTTGTCTGTGTCAGGCTTGCTGATCTTGTACTCTCCGTCCTTGTGTTTGCCGTCATTAGGAAACAGCCACTTTGTTACCAGCCTTATCCCACAGATGTACTTCTCAGGCGGTCTGTGCCTTGCAAGGTTTGCCGTGAGCTTTTCTTTTGCCTCCTTGACTTCGGGTGGATCATAAAATATTGGCTTGCCGTTTCTTACCGCCACCTTGTGTTCCTGTGCTGTAGCCGTCGGCGGTATCATTGCCATAAAAAATT